GTGCGAGCCTCGCGACAGAAGGAATTCATCGCGGCGCTGACAGCGGACCAGCTTGAAACGCTGCCGTATCTGTTTGATTTCTGGGCGATGCCGCATCAGATCGCGCCGCGTGGTGATTGGCGCGCTTGGGTCATTCTGGGGGGGCGTGGTGCGGGCAAGACCCGCGCCGGTGCCGAATGGGTGCGCAGAATGGTAGAAGGGCCCAGCCCGTACGCGCCGGGCAAGGCGCGGCGGGTGGCGCTTGTGGCGGAGACACTGGATCAGGCACGCGAGGTAATGGTTTTTGGTGACAGCGGCTTGATGTCGGTTTGTCCGCCGGATCGCAGCCCCAATTGGATAGCGGGCCGTCGGTTACTGGTGTGGCCCAATGGTGCCGAGGCACAGTTGTTTTCCGCTCATGACCCCGAAAGCCTGCGCGGGCCGCAGTTTGATGCGGTCTGGGCCGATGAACTGGCCAAATGGCGCAAGGGCGGCGAGGCATGGGATATGTTGCAGTTTGCATTGCGTCTGGGCGATAGCCCGCGCGCCTGTGTCACGACGACACCGCGCAAATCGCAGATGCTGCGCGCCTTGCTGGATCTGGACACGACCGTCGTGACACATGCGCCCACGCAGGCCAACCGGGCAAATTTGGCGGATAGCTTTCTCAAGGAGATCGAGGGGCGCTATGGCGGGACGTCGCTGGGGCGTCAGGAGATGGATGGCGTGATGCTGACCGAAATCGAGGGTGCCTTGTGGTCATTGGATGATTTGGCCCGCTGTCAGGTTTCCGACGCCCCGTCGCTTGACCGGGTTGTTGTGGCAATTGATCCGCCGGGCACGTCGCATGCGGGGTCTGACGAATGCGGGATCGTTGTGGCCGGCGTTTGCATGAAAGGCGATGTGCATGATTGGCAGGCGGTGGTGCTGGAAGATGCCAGTATATCCGCGGCGCGACCGACAGCCTGGGCCGAGGCTGCGATTGCCGCGATGCGCAGGCATGGGGCAGATCGGTTGGTGGCTGAGGTCAATCAGGGGGGCGATATGGTTGAGGCGGTGGTGCGGGGCGTGGATGCGATGGTGCCCTATCGGTCCGTGCATGCCAGCCGGGGTAAGGTTGCGCGGGCGGAACCGATTGCCGCACTCTATGAACAGGGTCGGGTGCGCCACGTCCGGGGCCTGACAGTGCTTGAGGAGCAGATGGCGCAGATGACGACGCGGGGGTTCGAAGGCAAAGGGTCGCCGGATCGTGTCGATGCGCTGGTGTGGGCTTTGTATGACTTGATGATCGAACCTGCATCGAAGTGGTGCAAGCCCCGTATTCGTGGGCTTTGAAGGTGTTGCGCCGCGCGCGGGACGGTACCGTCGCAAATTCCTAAACCCTTTGAGTGAAATTGTTTTTCGTGAACTGCAGATGGTCACCACCGGCCGGCACGAGGAGTTTTGAATGTTTGAATTTTTAAACCGTACGAAGCCAGATGCGGCCTTGGTTGAGGCGAAAGCCTCGGCTACGGGGCGTGTGTTGGCGATGTCTGGTGCCGGTCGTGTCGCATGGTCTCCGCGCGATGTAGTGTCACTGACGCGGGCCGGGTTCTCAGCCAATCCGATCGGGTTTCGTGCGGTGAAACTGATCGCCGAGGCAGCTGCTGCCTTGCCTGTGGTCTTGCAGGATGATGCGCGCCGTTATGAGACGCATCCGGTGCAGGCGCTGCTGGCCCGTCCGAATGCCGGGCAAGGCAGGGCGGAGCTGTTGGAAGCGCTGTTTGGGCAGGTTTTGTTGACAGGTAACGGGTATCTTGAGGCTGTGGCCGATGACGGCTTGCCTGTGGAGATGCATGTGCTGCGCTCTGATCGGATGTCAGTGGTGCCGGGGGCCGACGGCTGGCCGGTGGGCTATGAGTATATGGTGAACGGCCGCAAGCATCGGTTCAATGTGGCGGAAGGGCTGAGCCCGATCTGCCATATCAAGAGTTTTCATCCCCAGGACGATCACTATGGGTTTTCCGCCTTGCAGGCGGCAGCCTCGGCCATCGATGTTCATAATGCTGCATCACGCTGGTCCAAGGCGCTGTTGGATAATGCGGCCCGGCCATCGGGGGCGATTGTCTATCGCGGGGCGGATGGCCAGTCATCGCTGTCGGCGGATCAGTATGACCGCCTGTTGGGAGAGATGGAGACGCAGCATCAGGGCGCGCGCAATGCGGGAAGGCCAATGTTGCTGGAGGGCGGGCTTGACTGGAAACCGATGGGGTTTTCGCCCTCGGATATGGAGTTTCAAAAGACCAAGGAAGCCGCCGCGCGCGAGATCGCGGTTGCCTTTGGCGTGCCGCCGATGCTGTTGGGTATTACAGGGGATGCGACCTATGCGAATTATCAAGAGGCGAACCGCGCTTTTTATCGGCTGACGGTGCTGCCTTTGGCGTCCCGTGTGCTGAGTGCAATCGCGGTATGGCTGTCGGATTATGCCGGTGAAGAGGTCGCGTTGCGCCCTGATCTGGACCAGATCCCCGCCCTCTCGGCAGAGCGCGATGCGCAATGGCGCCGGGTGAGTGAGGCGGCGTTCCTGACCGATGCGGAAAAGCGGTCTTTGCTGGGCCTGCCAGCATGGGAGGTCGGCGATGGAGCGTAATGTTGTCGAGATGGGCGGCAAGCCGCGGCGCGAGGGGCCGCCGCCCGCATCGGATTTCTGGTTTGCCCAGGTCGACGTTCGGCTTGGCCGCATCGAGTTCATGGTGTCGCGGCTGGAGTGGCAGGTCTGGATTGTTGTCTGCGGTAGTGCCGGCCTGCTGGTTTTCGAAATTGTCAAAGCGTTGAGTGGAGCATCGTCATGAATTTGGAACATAAGTTTTGTGCCGCTGGTCGGGAGGTGACTGTGACCGACGGCACCACGATCAGTGGCTATGCGTCGCTGTTCGGCAAACCCGATCAAGGGGGCGATACGGTTGAGAAGGGGGCCTATGGTGCCTCTCTGGCAAAAGGGCGCGGTGTCAAGATGCTTTGGCAGCATGACCCTGCCCAGCCAATTGGCGTTTGGGACGAGGTTCGCGAGGATGCGAACGGGCTTTGGGTCAAGGGCCGTTTGCTGACCGACATTGCAAAAGGTCGTGAGGCCGCCTCGTTGATAGCGGCCAAGGCAATTGATGGCCTGTCCATTGGCTATCGCACCGTGAAATCCCGAAAGGACGACAAAGGCGGGCGCATTCTGTCAGAGCTGGAACTATGGGAGGTGTCCTTGGTCACATTTCCGATGCTTCGAGATGCGCGTGTGGGGGCCAAGGGAGATGAACCTGCGGCCACTGCGATGCGCGAGATGGCCGCGGCGTTTGAAAATGCACGCCAAATGATGGCGCGGGACTGAGCCCGCCCGAGAGACAAATCAAAGGACTGATTGATGCGTAACACCGAGAACGATTCTCGGGCCGGAGAAGATGTGTCTCCTGCCCAGTCACTGAATACGGCGATTGCCGGGTTCATGAGTGATTTCAAAGACTTTTCCCACGGCGTGAATGCCAAACTTCAAAAACAGGATGACCGGATGAATAAGCTGGACCGAAAGACAATCATGACCGCCCGCACGGCACTGGCCCATGCGGCATCCCAGGATGCGCCTCATCAAAAGGCCTTTGCCGCATATCTGCGGACCGGCGATGATGATGCGCTGCGTGGCCTTGAGATGGAAGGCAAGGCGCTGGCGACGTCGATTGCCGCTGATGGTGGCTATCTGGTGGACCCGCAGACGGCTGATACCATTCAAAGCACGCTGTCCTCGACCGCTTCGATCCGTTCGATCGCCAGTGTCGTGAATGTGGACGCGACGTCCTATGACGTGTTGGTGGATCAATCCGAAATCGGTGCCGGATGGGCGACCGAGGCAAGTGCTGTTGCCGAGACGGAGACGCCAAAGATCGAGCGGATTTCCATTCCGCTGCATGAACTGTCTGCCTTGCCGAAAGCGTCGCAGCGTTTGTTGGATGACAGTGCCTTTGACATCGAAGGCTGGCTTGCCGGTCGGATTGCCGACAAGTTTGCCCGTGCCGAGGCGAATGCCTTTATCGAAGGTGACGGCATTGATAAGCCGACCGGCCTGCTGACTTATGGCACAGTGGCCAATGACAGCTGGACCTGGGGCAATCTGGGCTATGTCCCCTCTGAGACTGCCGGTGGCATTACCCGCGCAGATCCGATCATCGATCTGGTCTATGCGCTGGGGGCGGAGTATCGCGCCAACGCGACATTCGTGATGAATTCAAAGACCGCCGGTCACATCCGCAAACTCAAGGACAACGATGGCCGCTTTGTCTGGGTCGATGGTCTGGCGATGGGCGAGCCTGCGCGCCTGTTGGGATATCGCGTGCTGATCGCCGAGGACATGCCGGATATCGCGGACAATGCCATGTCTGTGGCCTTTGGCGACTTCTCTGCTGGCTACACCGTGGCCGAGCGTCCTGATCTGCGCGTGCTGCGTGATCCGTTCTCTGCCAAGCCACATGTGCTGTTTTATGCCACCAAGCGTGTCGGCGGTGCAGTGAGCGATTTCGCCGCGATCAAGCTGCTGAAATTCGCGGCAAGCTAAGGCTGGGCCGTGAAACGGGTGCCGCGTTGAGACGCGGCACCCAGGCCCGGGCGCGCATTCAGACAATCCTCGCATTGTCTAGCAGCTCCCTTCCGTCCGAGCAATGCGGGGGGCGTGCGCGTCCGGGATCTATCGCCCTAGTGGTGGCCAGTAATTGCGGAGTAATTCCATGATGTTAGTCGAAGAGACCACCGTGCCCCTGTCGGCGCTGCCGGTCGCAGAATTCAAAGACCACTTGCGCCTGGGATCGGGGTTTTCCGACGATGGAGTTCAGGATGCGGTGCTGGAAAGCTATCTGCGCGCTGCCCTTGCGGCGATCGAGGCGCGCACCGGCAAGATCCTGATTGAACGCATGTTCAGCTGGCGTTTGACGGCGTGGCGTGACGTGCGCCGCCAGCCGCTGCCTGTCGCCCCGGTGAATGCCGTTGACGCTGTGACGCTGCTGGATATGCAGGGACAGGAGACGGAAGTTGACGCAGATGGCTGGTATCTTGAACCGGATATGCAGCGACCCAGTCTGCAACCCTCTGGCGCCAGTTTACCAGCGTTGCCTCCGGGTGGCTCTGTCAGGATTGGCATGTTGGCGGGATTTGGACCTGAATGGAGCGATCTGCCGGCTGATCTGGCGCAGGCCGTAATGTTGCTGGCCGCCCATTTCTATGAATTTCGCCATGATGTGTCCCATTTGTCCCCTGCCATGCCGCATGGCGTGCTGGCATTGACCGAAGGCTATCGTACCGTGCGTCTGTTCATGGGTGGCCGGGTATGAGCGCGCCGCTATTGAACCGGTCATTGGTGCTGGAAGGCCCTTTGAAGATTGCGGATGGGGCCGGGGGGTATACCCGCGATTGGGAGCCTTTGGGGGTGTTATGGGCGGAAGTAAAAGCCGGTGCGGGCCGCGAAAGGGCTGAAACGGCTGCGACGCTGTCCTCTGTGCCATACCGGATAACCGTGCGTGCGGCACCCTATAGTGCGCCGTCGCGCCCGGCTGTGGGGCAGCGGCTTCGGGATGGGTCGCGCATTTTTCAGATTTTGGCTGTGGCAGAACGGGGCGTGAATGGCGCCTATCTGACCTGTCACGCCCAAGAGGAGGTGGCCCCATGAGCTATGGTGTAGCCGCCGCCCTTCAGCGGGCTGTGTTTCAGCGTCTGCGCAGCGATCCCGTCTTGGCCGGTCTGGTTGGTCCGGACATCTTTGATGCCTTGCCGGCCGGTGCCTTGCCGCCACTTTATGTGGTGCTGGGGGCCGAGGACGTGCGCGATGCATCCGACAAGACAGGGGCAGGCGCCTGGCATCAGTTTACGGTGGCGGTTGTCACCCAGAGTGCCGGTTTTGCCACCGCAAAGGCGGCGGCCGCCGCGGTCAGTGATGCATTGGTCGACGCCGCTTTGATACTGGATCGCGGGGCGCTGGTATCCTTGCGCTTTCAAAAGGCAAAAGCTGCCCGTGTGGGCACTGGTGCGGTGCGCCAGATCAAC